GATCGGCCCGCCGCCGAGATCGGCCGGCGAGCCGGGGGAGCCGGCGTTGAGCTGCACGGCACCAGGGTCGAGCTGGATCGCCTCGAGCGCCTGCGCACGCGGCGGCTTCGCCTCTCGCTGCTTGGGCTGCTTGACGCCGCGGATCTGTGCGTCGATCTCCACCATCGGCGGCGTCCTCGGCCGTGGCGAGCCAGCATCGGCCATAAAAGGCTGCGTGATGCCGCCGCCGGGAGTCGAGGTGGCCTGGAAGTCGCCAGCGGGGCCGGCCACGGTGTCTTGGAAGCCACCGGCAGGCGGGGCAGAAGAGTCCTGCGAGAACGGGAACGTCGCCATGAACCGCTCCTGCGGCGTCATGCGAGGCTTTCCGGCGGCAGGGATTTCCGGCATCGGGGTCGGCGTCGAGGCGGTCTGCTGCGGATCTGGGACGTTCGTCTCGACGGTGTCGGTGGCGTTCGGGTCTTGACCGCGGATCCGGCTCGGGGCTGGCGTTCCCTTCTTGGCGGCATCGGTGGCATCCCTCGCCGTCTGCTTCAAGTCGCGCAGATTCATGCCCTCAATCTGCTCTGGCGAAAATGCATACCGCCCACCTGTTTTCGCGTTGGCATCACTGAGCGCTTTCGCATACGCCCCACGCGCGTCAGCAATGGCCTGCTGGGCCGCCGCATGAGGATCGTCAGCCTTGAGAGCCTCTTTGGCTTCCGAGCGCAGGCCGGCCGCTTCCAACGCGGGGATCAGCTCCTCGTCCAGTTGTCGGGCCGCAACCGCATCGATGCCCAGCTCGTCTGCCCGCTTCACCCAGCGAGCTGCGTCATCGGCATTAGCCGCGGGGCGGCTGGCAGAACCGCCGGCCCCACGCCGAGCTGCCTTGCCGCCCTTGCCTGCCGCCTCGCCCGCATTCGTAACAGACTTCGGTGTTGCCACTGAAAAGCTCCTAGCCCATGAGGCCGCCGAGGAAACGCTGGCCGCTACCCATGTTCATGGGCTGCTGCGGCATATTCCCGCCACCCATGAGTGCCATGAGATCAAGTCCCTGCCCCTGACCTGTCGAGGGCATGTCCTGCTGGCGAGCCATATACGCAGGAATTGTGTCGGGCCGGCCGCTCGAGGGTGCGCCCTCTGGGATCGGCATCGGCATCTCGTTGGGCAGGCCCGAGGAGGGCGGTTCGTACCGCGAGCCGTCATCCATCGCCTCGTCGCCCATCAGCATCGGCAGGCCGCCCGCCATCTGCATGTACTCGTCGCGAGCTTCCGGGGGGAGCTGCGAGAGGGCATCCATGAACGGCTGCGTCATGGTGGCGTCAGCCCCGGGCTTGGCCGGGTCGGCCTCGGCGTTGACCCGGGAGAGCAGCTCGGCGATCTGGGCCTTCTCCTCGGGGGAGGCAGACTGCATCCGCATGAGCAGCTCCTGCGTGATCTCTTCCACCTCCCTGGCATTGCGGGCCGGGATCATGTCTTCCGGCGGATCCTCGAGGAGTTGGCCCTCAAGGTCTGGTGTCGGCATGGCGGGCTTGCGGGGAGGAAGCATTACGGGCCTCACGAAGGGGTGTACGGCTTACCGATCTTCTTGCCGGCTACCGTCTTGGCGGCCGTCTTCTTCGGGGGTGTCAGCTTGTCGCCGGCTTCCTCCGAAACGTCTTCATTCGTCATGGGGATGTCTTTCGGCTCCCCGTGTTCCTCGGCCAGCTCAACGAGCTTCTCGTTCTCCTCGTCGGCTTCCTCGGTGGATTCGTCCTCGACCTCGAGCTTCTGCTTGCCACGCTTGTGCAGCGGAAGCGAGCGATCCTTCTCCGTAGAGATCGCCTCGCGCAGCATCCGGCGAACGGCGCTTTCCTTCAGATCGGCCAAGTCAATGTTCCATTCCATCGCATGTACTCCTACATCAAGGCTCCGGCTATAGTCGCCGCATTTTCCCAAGACTGCTGGGCGTCCAGCATCGTTCGATCGTAGCGCTGGAGATCCACATCGGCCTTGCGCTTGTAGGCCGCCATTCGCTCGCGGTTGCGAACATCGTCGCGGTCGAGCAGCAGATCACGCAGCCAGCCCTGCTCGCCAGCAAGCTTCTGCTGGAAGTCCAGCTCCGGGGCCTTCTGCCCAGCGTACATGTTGAGCATGTCCTGCTGCGCCTGGGCGTAGCCCTTGCCGGCCTCGGCGTCCGCGAGCAGACCAGAGCGAAAATCCGACATCTTCGAGCCAGCCTGGACGCCCTTGCCCATCTGCCCGCTGAACTGCCTCTGGTCGCCGCCGAAAGCAGCCTTGGCCATCGACTCGTTGCGAGCCGATCGCGCGTAGTCTTCGTTCGGCTTGATTGGCCCCGAGAACGTGGTGGCGTAGTTTTGCTGCGTCTGGAACTGAGCGGGCAGCATGCCGGCGCCGAACGGAGAACCCATGTTAGATCAGCCCTCCTAGCATGCGGAGCATGGCCGCGGTGATCTGGGCCTGGGCGGCCGATCTGGCTCGCTTGCCGCGGGCGTAGATGTCCTCGACTCCTTCCGTGAATCGGATAAATGTGTCGAAGTTGAACGTGGCCAAGCCTGAATCCATGCGAAAGCGGTCTGTTGCGTTCTGTCGCTGAGACAAAATGTCCTGCGCGCGAGCCTGCTCGGCCTGCGATCGGTACTTGGTGTTGAACTCGTCGGCAGACCGGAGGACGGCGTTGCGGCTGGTGTCTGCGGTAGCCTTGGCAAGGCCGGCCCGCGATTTGTTGCCGGCGGTGTTGATTACCGAAATGTCTTGCAGCCGCGGAGTCTTGACCGCGGCGATAGTGCTGCGGAGCGACTCGCCAAGCGGTTCCTTCGTGGAGATGTGCGAGCGATAGAAACCCTTGGGGTCGGTCGGGCCAACAACCGGGAATCGATTGCTCTCGAACCCCGCTTGCGGCGCTCGCCCGATCGAAGGTGGTCGCTCTGGTACTGGACGCATCGCTTACTCGGTGATGAGGAGAAACGCTCGGCCCGGCGCTAGCAAGCTACCCTCGACATATCCCGCGCACTCGCCATTAACCGAATCGAAAGTTCTCACGTTTCCAGCAAACCTTTTGCCCAACAACTGCCGAATCGCTGTGCTGACGATCCGAATCTTGATGACAGTCCTACCGGCTTCCTCGAAAACGTCTGCCTCTAACAAACCTTTTGGTTCAAATTCCACTGAAATCGGCACTGCCTCCACCGCTCCCGTGGATTGGTTCAGCCTTGCATGCTGGCCGCCCATGTCTGTCACATTGAGCGACACCTCGGCCTGGGCCACCTCGTTCTCGGATCCGCTGGCCACCGAAACGAACGATCCCGGCTTCACTCCGGGGGTCGCGAGCGTGGGGTTAGCCGATGCTGGCTGACTCCCCTCATACGGATGCCTGTCAGAATTGGGCAGCGTCGGGCCACCGGCACCGGCCGGCTTGGTTGGGTAGTCGAGGTTGGTCAACACATACCGTCTGGTGTCGCTATCGATGAGCCGCATTGCCTTTGTTGGGGTGGCGTCCGCGAGCTGGCGGCCGATGTTCGTCCTGCCGGTGGCGACGTTGTCGATAGCGTTGGAGATCACCTTGGCCGCAGCCGGGGTGATGCCGCCGTTGATCAAGCTTGTTTCGAGATCACTCGCCATCTACCACCACGCCGTTAACGGATACGCTGTGCAGGACAAAAGGCTGCTCCGACTTGATGCTTGGGTCGGGAACCCAGAAGTTTGTTCGCCTCCACGGGCTAGCCTGCTCGGGGCGGGCATACAGCTCAATCTGGAGGTGCTGGTCTTCGCCCGTGAGATCGGTCTGCGAGCGGCTGGCGAACTTTGCCTTGGCCACCCCTGTCGCAAACCCACGCGCCGAGGCGAACCGGCTGGTGTTGAGGATCGTGCTGGCACTGTCCTGCCGATGGATGAACGCCCCCGGCCCGCCAAACGACCGCCGTGCGATGTTGGGCCGCATCTCCTCACGGCCGTTGAACCGCTCGATCAGCTCGACTTCTTTGTCGCCAGGAGTCGGGGTGTAGACCACCGACACAGAGCGGTCGATAAGGCCGTCGCCGCCCTTGGCGTTCTCCTCGTTGGCGAGCTGCATGTAGCCCGTGGCCATGCGGAACGGGATGTGGATCCGGTATGGCTTGCGGAACGTCACATCGATGAGCGTTCCGCCCAGCTCGAGGTAGTCGGTAGATGTTCCTGCCTGGTTGGTGCGGGCCGCGCCAAACAGCATGGAGACGGGCGTTCCATCGGGATGCTTGAGGTAGATGTTGTTGCCGTCGATGTGAGAGACAAATGCATTCAACGGGATAAAGTCACCGATCGCCTCCATGCCCACCTCGACCGGCGGCGACTCGCTTGTGATCGCACGGAAGCCCTGCGAAAACAGAGACAGTCCAGATTCTGTCGCAATAGGTGGGTTTGACTCACGCTGAAGCTGTGCGGTTCTTACGGTGTCGAGACGCACAAACGATTCGCCTTGTGCGACGGTGCATCCTCGAAACACGCGAGGGGTCACAGAGAAGTTTGCGTAGGCCACCGCTTGGACGCCACCGGGATCGGGAGGCCCGATTAGCAGCTTGATCGGGCAGTACTCGACACCACCAATGACTCGGCCGTCTTCTTCCGCAGAGGCGCTTGTTGTCGCAATCAAGTCGCCAGCCTCTGTCATCAGCTCAAGCCCGCCCTTGGCCTGCCAGCCGGGAGACTGAATCACGACATCGACCAGCCGTCCCTCGCTCACGACACCTTGGACTACAGCACCCTCGCAGTTTGGAACGGAAATGGTCGGAGCTTCGCGATAGCCCGAGCCGCCCTCCTCGACAAAGCAGTCAGTGATGCAGTCGTTGGCGTGATCGCTGTCGCCGTCGATCTCATAGAGGTGGCCGTCAACCGCCCCGAGGAGGATGGTGTTGATTCGCGTATCCCCCGGCCGGCCGGTGCAGGCTGCGGTGAGGCTGTTCGGGTAGGACTCTGTCCACCACGTTTTTGCTTGGATGTCGAAGCACAGAGCGATCGATGGGGTGTCGGTTGGGTTCGACTTCAAGCAGCAGAAGAAACGCAAGATGTGCGTCCTCGGATCCGACTGCAAGAAGAACCGCTCTCGCTTGGAGAAGTCGATCAGCTCGCTCACGAAGAAGTCGCGAATGGGCATGCTGATGTCGGCAACCTCGCCGCTGCGTGACATCGCATAGATGCCAGATTCGTCGGCGGCGTAGAGGACGTTCTCGTGAATGTCCCAGCACCTCTGATGTATGACACCGCGGTGCGACATCATCTGGATCGAAACGTCGATGGCCGGATCGGTGTTGTACTGCACCGCATAGGTGTGCGTGTGCTGCATCGCCAAGAGCATCGAGCCGAACGGCACCAGGGCAGTGAGAACGTCGGTGGACTTCTGGTTGTTCTGGATCGGCAGCTCGTTCACATCGGGCATCGACTCGAATTCATCGAACTCGCTGTAGTACAGAGTGTTCGCCCCCTCGCCGCTGGTGGACACTCCCATCCAGAGGCGATCTTGGAACGCCACTGCCACGGACATGTCGGCCCGAGGCTTGCCAAACCGATAAGCGTTGACGCTGCCGTTCGGCAGGACGATCGGCATCGCGGCATAGTTTGGTCGCTCTGGGTCGAATAGCGACTCATCTGTGAGGGTATCGGTGCCAACGATCTGAACGCCGCTGGCCGCGGGGATCCCGTAGACATCGAGCCGGTAGTAGACCAGCGACTGATCTGCACTCGTCCTCCACAACTCCACCATGTCAGCTCGCGACGGTGGGGTGACGCCTGGGAGCGACCACTCCATCTTGGCGCAGTGCGAGCGGTCATCGTTCGGGCCGGCATCAACGTCGGTGATGGGCGACAGGTCGCTGTAGGCAACGGGCTTGGACATGTCCCGCACCAGCGCCGAGGCCGACTGCCCGAGCGAGATGGCCGTGATCTCTTGATTGATCTCGACTTGGTCGTTCGTGACGCTCTTGATCAGTGCGTTGAACGGCAGGGACGAGGAGTCGAGGATCATCCCCGGCTTGACGCCAGTGGTGTCGGAAAGCGTGAGCGTCGTGGCCGATTCGGCCCGCGTCACCGTAACCGTCTTGATCACCGTTTCTGACCGATCCACAAATCGGTAGGCGCAGCGATACTTGCCTCGCATGGTCGGCCGCATGACGGGCGTAAGCTGGGCGGCGGTGGCCGAGGTGAATAGCTCTGGCTGCGTCGTGTACCCCACTCCAGGGTCGGTGATGCGAACGGACTCGATCCGGCCGTTCTCGACCCGAGGCTCGACCGCCAAGCCGTATCCCTGCCCGCCGCCTCGCACCTCGATGGTCGGAGGCGAGAAATAGTTCCGCCCCTTGCTGCGGATCACCACTTGGGAAATCTGCCCCTGCGATGTCGCGGAGAGCGTCTGGAGGTTAGTGGCCGTCCACGTTATGGTCTGCGCCGCAGTGGCCGCCGTGACATCCTGCGTCAGGCCACGCTTGTAGAGCGTCAGGGATCCCGTCTGGGCGTTTGTGTAGCCGTCGCCTGGGATCGTGACTTGGGCCGGCGTGATCAGCGTCTGCGGCGGGCCGTGGGGCGTCAGCGTGTCTGGCGTGTTGGCTGTGAGCCGGAACTCAACAAAGCGTCCGTTGCGATTGTACGGCGTGTGGGCAACTCGCGCGGTGCTTTGAGCCGCCGAGGTGTTGTAATTGACATGCTGGGCATATGGATTGGCTTGGTAGATGCGGAAAGCAAACAAGGCACCCTGCTGCCAGCCGCAACCGGGATCGGTGATTGTGATCGAGCTGGCGGTCGCAGTCGCGCCGCTGGGGGTGATGCCAACGATCGGCCGACTCACTTGGCTGGTTGGCGACCACCACTGGAGGCGATTGGTCTTACCCTCCTTGACGCTCGTCGGTCGGCAGTCCGCGTCTGTGACAACCCACGACTCTGGGCATTCCGTGAGAGGGATCCGCACCTCTGGAGCAACTGCGTCTGGGAACTCTTCGTAGGCGTCGAGGCTCGTTGAGATCGCCGCACCGCCGAGGCTCTTGATTGTCTTTGCCTTGGCGGATGGTCGAAGGCGAAACCGCAGGTACTTGGCAGTCACGCCGCCGATAGTTTCTTGAGTGACAGTCACATCGGCCCGCGTCCAGTTTGCCAAATTGCTCGAGTAGACGCCGGTGCAGAACCAGACGCTGAGTTTGCTGTAGTCGGGAAAGTAGACATCTGCCCGCCGGCCGTTGACCGAGCCAGAGAAGCCCCGCGCGAATGAGCTGCCGCTCGCCTGCAAGCCGCCGTACCGCTGGTTCTCGGCACTTTTGGCAACGTCGTTCAGAGAGCCTTCCCAGTACTCGCCATAGAGATACTGCCGGAGCGTGTCAGTGACCGCGATGGAGGATGTTCCTGCGGTGTTCAAACCATACCCAAGTGGTTGCGGCGAGAACTCAACCGTCGCGTGCGCCCCGGCCCCGGTGGCCGATGACGATGTCAGCGGGATGTTGGCGAAGAACCTCCTGCGGTCAGAGTCATATTCGGCCTTCGCCTGCCGAACCTGTGTCGGCCTGGAAAAACTCGCTTCGTAGGCCGTGCCGGCTACCGGCACCCACGTTGAAACAGATAGCGTGACGGTTGAGTTTGCGGAGTCGATTGCGGTCACCGTCACCGTTGAGCTGTTGAACGGAGCCATGGCTGGGTACATCGTGACGATGTCGCCCACTTGAATCCCCAGCACACTGCCCAACGTGAGTAGAGGCACTCCGATGGAAACATTCCCGCTTGTCGTGGCGGTGGCCCGCTGAACAGAGAAGCTTGTCGCGCTGATGCGGGTGACTGTGAACGTGCCGTCAGTGGCAGCTCCAGATGTGAAGTTGAGTGTGACGCTCTGCCCCGTGACCAGGCCGTGCGAGACGCTGGTGGTTACGGTCACTGTCGTTCCGGTCTGCGAGTAAGTGCCGGTGATAGTCGGAGAAGACCGCACCTTCTCGGTTGCCACCCGCGGCGAGGACAGGTACAGAATGCTGTTGTCCGATGTGCCGTTAGTGGCCCCGTATGTCTCCGTGGTGGTGGCCGCCGTGCCGGTGACAGTGCCGGCAGCAGTCTCACTGAACCCAGAGATGACGCGGGCGGCCGTGGATATTTCCCCGTAGGCTCGGAAGCCCGTGCCGATCTTGTCGAGAGCAGCGGCCAGCTCGGGAGTGGATTGGTAATTGGCACCGCCGTCGAGGATGTTCACGCCCACCACGTTGCCACTCTGCACCACCGACTTGAGTTTTGCCGGCCGATCCGGGGTGCCGCCGAGGATCGTGATGTCGGGGGGATCGTAGTAGGATCCGCCACCGCTCTTCACATCGATGCTCTCGATGTAGTAGCCCGTGCCAGACGGCGTCACGGAGGGGGCTGATAGCGGTGCGTCAAGCCCCATCTCCAAGGCGACGTTCGCCAAGTCGGCCGGCCGGTAGAGCTTCGGCTTGGCGTCGTGGCCGTAGACGATGAACATTCTGCCGTGCCTGTCCTCGGCAATGCAGAAGTTGCTGATGTTTGTTGTGCCGTTTTGGGAAATTGGCAGCGTGTCGATCACTCGAGACTGATTGCCGTCGATCCGCCTGACCATCCAAACATCTTCATACGGATCAGTCAGTGATGTGATCTCGCTGATCGTCAACGTCCGAAGAACACGAACCTTCTGAAACCACAAGAAGTCGGATGGGCTGCCGATGATTGAGGCTCGCCGGTAAAGGCCGTAGATGGTTTCATCGTCATACTTGCCGTAAATCTTCTTCAGACCGCGGCGGGCAATCAGCATCCCAGGCCGGCGTGACTGAAGGTTGTTGAGGACGCGCAGCTCCCCCGGCCGCAGCAGATACTGCGAGGCATCCTCATTGAAACCCAGCCACTGTCTGATCTTCATGTAATGTCAGGCCGCATGTGGGAATACCAACCGGCCGACCGCGGGGTGGAGTAGCTGTAGCCGCTCGCATGGCCAGAACGCGGAGTCACGATGTCGGCCTCCATGGCCAATCGCAGATCGCGTGTGAACACGACCATCGCATCGTTAAACGGCTTGCCGGCCATGCGCGCGTACCACATGTCGCAGGCAGACAAGATCGCCGTGTACATCTGCTGGCTCGCGTCGATGACATCCGTGATCGCGTACTTGGTGTTCGCGGGAAGCGTCACGGCTTCGCTCGAGTACAGAACGCTTGGAGACGGCGTGGTATTGCCAACAACGCCACCGTCATACTCGTCTTGGCTTGGGATGCCATACGGGCCGGGGCGGTTGTAGATCGTCTCGCTGCTCACATAGAGGCTTGTTGCAGAGTTCCACTTCTCGATTCGTCGCTCCATCACGAATGGTGTGGTCGAGCCGGCGGGGTCTGCATCCATTCCGGCAGCGCCAAAGCGGATGTAGGCGCTGGCACAGTCCTGCGGGAATGCCGTGCCGGATCCAGTGACGGTGGGGATGTTGCTTGCCGTGGTCAGCGAGAGGCTCACCGTCCCTTGGCGGGCCAGCCGCTCATAGCCCATGTACTTGATGGGCTTCGGCGTGATGCGGTAGGTGTAGTGAACCACCGTGCCGCCGGCCGGGACGCCGACAAACCGCACTTGGTAGCGATCCGGGTCGTTGTCCGACCGCATGATCGTGTAGTAATAAGGCTCGCCGCTGCCCCGCGTGTTGACCTCGAGCCGCTGCCACTCCTGCGGAGAGAGGTAGCAGTGGAGCGTGCCGACCGTGTTCGTCACCAAGGAGTCGATGTCCTTGAGGTCGGCCGGCAGATCGTAGTAGGTCTGGGGTTTGACCGTGATGCCACTGCCATTCTGCTTGGCCGCCACATCGACCGTGACGATGTTCCCATTCACGGATTGGATGCGGATCGGATTGGAGAAGAACTCGGCGCTGACATCGACCATCCGGCCAGGGACAAATCCCGTGGCGTCAGCCACGACCATGTTCTTGCTGCCGTTCGTTACGGTCGCCGTGGTCGTGATCTGCTCGGTCGTGAAGGATCCCGTGCGGGTATGCCAAAGCCAGTTCCGGCACTGCATCACCTCGCGGACGCCGTGGATCACGGCCTGCCGAACGACAGTATGCTCGCCGTCCTGGGCGCCGCCGCCGGCACCGGAGATGAGGTAGTAGACGAGGTCTTGAGCTGTATTCATTTCTTGACCTTCCGGCCGTACTTCGACACGACCATCTCCCGCAGCTCACCGGCCTTCATGCCGGGGTGGTTCTTACGCTCCCGCTGCATCAGCTCCTTGGTCAGCCGATCGCTGAGAGGCTTCGACTTCGCACGCTCGACGGGGATGCCCTTGTGATCCACGGCCCCAGAAACGGTCAGGTTTCGCTCCATAGCGACTCGCTTGATGTCATCCGCACCAGACACCCAGGCCCGCGGGTCGGCCGGCCCACGGCCGTCAGCCAGCCCGCCTGCGTAGTACTTGCCGCTCACGTTGATCCCCGCGCGATTCGCCAGCGTGACGATGTTTCTTGCGTGATCGACGGGCATTTGGTCGAGCTGCTGGTTGTTCATCCGGCCCTGCATGAACGCCCGATCCGTTCCCTTCACCCCCGGCGGCTGTTGCAGGGCGCACATGGAGGCCCACCTCTCGGTCGCCCCCTCGGATCTCAATCTCACGAAGAATTCCACCACGCTGGGGCCGGCGGCTCGCACATCCGCGGGTACGGCGATCGTGGCGATCGAGGTACTTGAAAGCTTTTCGGAGGCCATCAGAAGAGTCTCCCAAGAGGGCGATAGCAGAGTTGCAGGCCTTGCACAGCAGCCCGCGAACGGCGTTTGTGTTGTGGCAATGGTCTACGCACAGAGGCTTGGCTTGGTCGCATATCTCGCACCTACCTCTATTTCTGGCCTCGAGACGCTCGAATGCTGCTAGGGTGATCCCATAGCGCACCCAGAGGTTCGACTGACGTTTCCGCAGCCGTTTGTCCATCAGCCCACGGAGGGTTGGAGTTCCTGCGGAATCTCTGGCGACGGGAGGCCTGGTGGCGCCCCTGCCGCCGCAGCACTTCCATCACCGGGAGGGAGCGATGGTGGCGCGGCGGCAGGGGGTTTCGGCTGCGGGACGAGATACGGGGTGGGGTCGATGTCGAGTGAACCCGCCCAATCCTTCATAAGTGCATTGAACGGCTCAACCACGCCGGCACCAACCAGGCCAGAGAGGATCGGGCCGAGCGTCTGCACGGCGAGCTGCATCTGCTCCACCCTGGTTGCTTTGTTGGGTTTTCGCGCGGATCCCGCTTCCACTCGGTAGAGGAAGTCGCGAGTGAGATCCACAATGTCGCGGGACATCACATGCTGGCCCCACGCAGCGGCGCCGAGCTGGCCAAGCACCGGCACGACATCCTGCGGCTCGAGCAGCCAGCGGGCGGCCAGGGCCTCGCGGCGAGACAACAAGGACATGCAGTCCTCGAGTTCGTTCGCCATGTTGTCGGGCCTGACCGAAATGTTCTCGTTCTTGATCGTTGCTTCTGCGGCGCTTCTGAACTGGCTTCTGGTGTAACCGTACACTAGTTCAGTTAGGCCGGTGCGTTGAGCAAACAGATCAGACACCGCGGAGATGATGTCCCAGAGATCCTTTGTGACCTGTGGGAATTGAAACACCGACATCACATCTTCGATGCGACGGCCGAGCAGCTCGGACAGTTCAACAATCTTGAACCCGCCCTCGCTGGGGGCGAGGATCTGATCTTTGATGTCTTGGTCGGCCGCCTTGGTGACGGCCACCATCGTTTCGCAGCTCGTCGCGATCCGGGTCGCGAGGAAAGACATCGCCCAGTTCAACAGCCGCAGCTCACCGATCGCCGGCCGGATGTGACTGATAGGCCACGCATACCCTGACTTCCAGTGGAACGAGAGCGGCGTGAACGGCCAGCCGTTCGGGTCGGCATAAAACGGGATGGGCCAAGAGGTGCGGGCCACCAGGCTTTGCGGGACGCCGAGCTGCGGATCGACTTCCTCGTCCATCACGGACGGCGGCACATTGAGGGGGTACTGCACACCCTCGCACACCACCAGATAGACATACTTCCCCAGGCTATCGAAGACACCCTTGCTTTCCTTGGGGGCGTCCTTGAGCCGATCGCCCGTCCCGGTCTTCGAGTAGATTTTCCAGAACGTGACCAGCTCGTTCGTATTCTCTTGGGCCTTCTTCTTACCCCGCGGCTCGCGGCCAAGCTTGTTCTCGTCACGCTCGAGGTGCTTCTTCAGATCCTCGATCGGGATGTTGTAGGTGGCGGCGACCTCGGCCATGGGCCGAACGCACTTCCTCGCACACCAGAGCATGTCATCGGGATTGTCGAAATCCGGGTCGATAAGGAGGTTGTCCACCGAATCGTAGAACGAACCGACCATTCGCATCGGCGGCCGGCTGGCGTCACCGCTGGTGTCGATGATCGTCATCTCTGTCCAGAAGACGCCCATCCCCTTGACCATCGCCTCGTTGACCACGCGGCGGGCCTGCTTCTTCAAGTCCAACTCGACGGGACTCCAGTTGAGATAGCTTTCCATCAGCTTGGCGGCGATGCCTCGGCCGTCTCGCTCGGCCTGCTCCTGCATCGCGATCTGCATGATCTGCTGCTGCTCGGGCGTCAGCCCCATCGGGCCGGCCGGCGAGTTCATCCCGAAGGCCTCGGGAGACAACTGCGGATGCCCCATCACGCTCACGGTGCGGACGGGATTCCGGTGGTAGATGACGCTGGCGAAAATCTCGACCAGCTCGAAAACACGGTTGAGCTGAATTCTGAAGGCCGGGGGTGCGATAGAGGAGTTGTACCCGCGCTCGCCGCGCGCATACGAATCCCGCCACATAAAATTGTGTTCACCGTCAAAGAACTGCGAAGCCTCCTTCGCGTCTTCGTTGAACGGCTTTTTATATTCCTGCGCCGCCTTCAGCTTTTTCGTCCACGTTGTGACGATCTGGCGAAGGGGATTACTTGCCGGCAGCTTCTCGGCCACGCTTGTTCTCGCTCTTTTCTGGTGGTGCCATCAGCTCACGAATCGCCTTCGTGCCGGGAGCAAAGTCCCAGGCCCCCAGATCCTGCCAGCCGTGGTCGCCCATGAGGGCTGGATCGTCCTTGTGATGGACGCTATTTCTGACCACGACATAGCCGGTCGGCGTGAAGGTCAGAATGCTTATGGTCGAATCACCCGGTTCTGAGGCGACCCAGCCAACGGTCGGGTCGGAAAATCCCCGTAGGTCTGTGCTGAACAGCACCACATCGCCAATGTTCGGGATCGGCATCGCCCATTGATCACTCATTGCGTCCTCCAGATTGAGGCCCCAAGTAGACATACGAACCCTGCTCGTTTGTCAGCCGTTTTTTTCGCTCAACGAGCCACTTAACCCACCATGGATCCGGTTCGCTGGAGCGGCTCGGCGGGCGGTGGTAATGCGGGCGGTACGCGCAGAGGTACTCCAAGCACTGACAGAGATGGACTTCCCCCTTGGTGTTGGGCTTGTCCGTGACGATCGACAGGCCGGCGACATGGTTCACCTGTTTCCGATACCGCTTGATCTCACGCTCGAGGTCGGGCGCTGATCCTTCCAAGACACGCAGCAGCGGGGTGCCGGCGGGCCGGATGTGCAGGGCATTCCGGGTGGATTCGCAACGGGCGACAATGTCATCACATCCCGCCAGGAACGAGGCCCCGGTGATCTGGCTGCGGATATTGCGTTTGACGAGCTGCTCGGTGTACTGCTCGACCGGGAGCCGGCCCGAGCCGATGTCGCGGAGCCGGCCGCCGTGGGCATCGATAATGAATGCATGGAAATGCCAGCCACGCACCTTCTTCTCGAAGTGTTCCCCGAATATCTGAGCGTTGCACTGCCGCAGGTAGAGCTGATCGTAGACCAGCCAGAAGTCCTCGGAGGGCGGGACTGCGGCAAACAGGATGGCCGTGACGGCGTGGCCTGGGTCGATCACTGCATACCGGCACCAATCGTATGGGATCTGCCCGTCCTTCAGCTCGGCCCGCTTCATCCCGTGGATCCGCATGTCGAACGTGGGGTAGACCAACACGGAGTCTGTGATGAAATCGCCCTCGGCCCGCATGCGGAGAACGTCTTCGCCGGCCGCGGCCCACCGCTCGATCGACTTCTTCTTCTCTTCGTCATCGATGTAGGGATTGTCGAGGAATCGAAGCTTGAACTGCCGGATCGGTGACTTGTCGCCCAGCGCCTGCTCACTGGAGTCGGCTCGTTCCTTGAGATTGAGCAGAGCGTTATTCGT